TATCAGGGGAAGTGGTGATGTGGTTTTTAATCTGGTTTCAAGTTATGAACAACAATATCGAACACTATCAACTCAATCAGTTTCCAACTGAGAAAGAATGCAAAGAAGCTCTTGAGGATGCAAAAGTCTTAATAACGACAAGTCAAACAACGGTGTATTGCTTTGAGGTTATACCGCAATAAGAGGGGTGATTACGTTGTGTATGACAAACACGGAAAAGTTGTTATAATAACGCACCACAAACGATATGCTGTAGAGTACGCAAGGAGTTTAGACGATGGCAGCGAAGAAGCTAGAAGATCAAAGTAAGTACGATGCTTACGATATGGATGGCGATGGAATTGTCTCTGACTCTGAGATGGCGAAGGCTAAAGAGATTAGGGAGACTGAGGACGCGTTGCGCAAACACTTGGCCCAGCTTCGCATGGCTCGGTGGACTTTGATCGGAATGGGCGTCTTTACAGCCACAATGTTCTTTATACCTCTGGACCGCGTCACGGCACTGAGCGATATTTCTAACTTGTTCTACATTTCAGGTGCAGGCATAGTCGGTGCTTTCATGGGCGCAACCGCTTGGATGGGTAGAAAATAATGGGCATACTAAGCACACTTATAGGTCCAGCAACGGAACTGGCAGGCAAATTTATTCAAGACAAAGACCAAGCTGCGCAGTTGGCGCATGATCTCAGCACGATGGCAGACAAACATGCGCAGGAAGCGATGCTTGCGCAGATTGAAGTCAACAAAGCGGAAGCAGAATCAGGCTCAGTATTCAAGGGCGGATGGAGACCATTCATCGGCTGGGTTTGTGGCGCTGCGTTTGCGTATCACTTCGTGATACAGCCATTTATTCTTTTTGGAGTTGCTGTTGCTGGCGTCCAGATACCGGAACTTCCTACGTTTGACATGGGTAGCTTGATGACGGTTATGATGGGTATGCTTGGGTTGGGCGGACTTCGTAGCTATGAGAAAAAACAAGGATTGACAAAATGACATACAAACTATCACAGCGCAGTCTTGACCGAATGGAAGGCGTAGACGAGCGGTTAGTAGCCGTTGCTAAAGCAGCCATAGGCCATACAAAAACCGACTTTGGTGTGATCTGCGGTCTGAGGACTATCGGAGAACAACGTGAACTCGTAGCCAAGGGCGCTTCGAAAACGATGAAGTCCAAACACATTGAGGGCCGCGCTCTTGACCTAATGGCCTATGTGGGTTCGCGTGGATCGTGGGAATTGAATTTGTACGATGACCTTGCCGATGCTGTAAAGCAAGGTGCTATTGACGTAGGGGTTGCTGTAAGGTGGGGTGCGGCTTGGCATATTGACGACATACGAGACTGGGATGGCACAATGGAAGAGGCTATGAACGCCTATGTAGACTTGCGTCGAAGTCAGGGCAAACGTCCGTTTATCGACGGACCCCACTTTGAACTGATGGATTAAAGACTCTTGCCTTTCTGTTAAATCCCGGTAGTGTCTGTATCAGATAAAGTGGGAGTTTATAGGAATGGATGAGATATTCATTGCGGAAGCCGTCTTTCGCATGATAAGAGAACGAAGACATGCCATTGTTGACTTAATGCAGTACAACAACGTCAAGTCTATGGAGCAATATCGTGAGCTCATAGGGAACTTAGAAGCCCTGAATCATGTGGAACAGGAACTCAAGGGCCTGCTAGATAAACAGGAGCAATCTGTTGACTAAAGTTAATTTAGAGGCCGCTCAAGAAGCGGTCGCCAGCCTCTCCGAGGCATACGCCGCACCAGAAGAAAGGGTTTTAAACCCCGATTCCATTGGTGCTTCTCTCTTAGAAAAAATGCCCACACCTACAGGGTGGCGTCTTTTAATTCTTCCGTATCGGGGAAAAGGAAAGACCGAGGGTGGTGTTTACTTGCCGCAAGCAGCGGTAAGTCAGCAAGAGGTTTCCACTCAAGTTGGTTACGTTTTGAAGGTAGGTGAGCTTGCTTACAAGGATACTGAAAAGTTTCCAAACGGACCGTGGTGTGAACAAGGTGATTGGGTCATGTTTGCTCGTTATGCGGGGTCTCGCTTCGCCATTGACGGCGGTAACGTGAGTATCTTGAACGACGACGAGATATTGGCCCGAATATCGGAACCCTCAGACGTGTTGCATTATTAGGAGAGAATAGATGGCTGAAGACCAAATTGAACTGGACCTTGCGTCCAACGAAGACACTGAGGTGGAGGTAGATTCCCCTGAAGTTGAGGATTCTGGTGTAGAGGTTGCCTCTACGGATCAGTTTGAAAAGGCGGACAACGCAACTCAAAAGCGTATTGATCGGTTGACTAAAAAGATGCGTGAGGCCGAGCGTCGTGAAAACGAAGCTATTAATTACGCCAAACAAGTTCAGCAAGAAGCGGAAACTTTAAAGCAGCGGTTTTCTAATTTAGACAGTAGTTATGTTGCGGAATACAGCAATCGTGTTCAGAACGAGATGTCGCAAGCTGAATCTGAGTTTGCCCGAGCAATGGAAATGGGTGATACTCAAGCTGCGGTTGAAGCAAACAAACGCATGATTGCTTTGACCTCTCAAAGCGAACGAGCGGCTCAAGCCAAGCAGGCTCAAGAACGACAGCAACAGGTTGCGCAGCAGACTCAACAGCCTATGCAACAGCAACAAGCCGCGCCGCAGGTTAAAAGGCCTGATCCAAAAGCGCAGGATTGGGCTGAAAAGAATGAGTGGTTTGGTCAGGATGAGGCCAAAACTTTTGCGGCGTTTGGGATTCACAAAAAGCTTGTTGAGGACGAAGGGTTTGACCCGACGAGCAATGACTACTATACTGAGCTTGATCGAAGGATTTCTGACACGTTTGGAGGTTCCTCGCAAGCACCTAGCAGACGGGCCGTCCAGACGGTTGCGGGTGTTTCTAGAAATAACTCTGGGCGCAGTAGTGGGAGAAAGGTTCGACTCACCCCGAGCCAAGTCGCAATCGCGAAGAAATTGGGTGTGCCGCTAGAAGCATACGCGAAATACGTTAAGGAGTAAGACTGATGAGCGAAGATACAAATGTAAACGGTTCTATCAAGCGCACTCCTCGCGCAAACCAAACTCGGGAAAAAACGGCGCAGCGTAAGCCGTGGGCTCCCCCATCTATGTTGGATGCACCGCCTGCACCGGACGGTTTTAAGCATCGTTGGATTCGTGCGGAAACGCGCGGATATGATGATCGAAAAAACATCAGCGCAAAAATGCGCGAAGGTTGGGAACTTGTTCGTCAAGACGAATACCCTGACTTTGAGTCCCCGGTAGTTGAATCAGGAAAATATGAGGGTGTGTTTGGAGTGGGTGGTTTAATGCTGGCTCGCATTCCTGTCGAAACAATTCAAGAGCGTACCGAATACTTTAAGCAGCGTAATGCTGACCAAATGGAAGCTGTTGATTCTGACATGATGCGCGAGAACGCACATTCAACCATGACGATTCATAAACCGGATCGTCAGTCTCGTGTAACCTTTGGCGGTCCTCGAAAATAAGGGCCTCCTATTTAGGAGAAAAATCAAATGGCAAATCAAAACACTGCCTATGGTCTTCGTCCTATCGGTCTTGTTGGCTCGGGCGCAAACTCTACTGGTGTAACCCAGTACGAAATCGCGTCTGACAACACTAACGCAATCTTTCAATACGGTCTCGTAACCCCTACGTCCGACGGTGTTGTTGATTATGCTGGTGCTACCAATGGTGGTACTACTCCTGCGTTAGGTGTCCTGATGGGTGTAGAATATCAAGACTCTACACAGAAAAAACCTGTGTTTCTAAACTACTGGCCCGGTTCCGGTTCCGTAAGTGTAGATACAAACTATCCCGTAAAAGCTTTTGTTGCGGACAATCCAAACCAGTTGTTTAAAGTTGCGTCTGACGCTTCTTTGACTGACCGTGCCACGGCGCAAGCTGCGGTATTTGCTAACGCATCTTTGGGTACATCTGCACGAACTGGTTCTACCAACACAGGTAGTTCCAATTCAGCTTTGGGCGTTTCAACAATTGCTGTAACCGCGACGCTACCGCTTCGCATTGTAGGCGTAATGGATGATGAAGCTAACAGCGACTTTGCTGCGGCGGGTATCCCATTGATTGTTCGGATTAACGCTCACTTCAATGCAAACACTAGCCGTTTTGATTCGCAGACTACTGCGACTTCAACCGGCGTATAAGGAAGGGATTTAACAAATGGCTATTTCTCGCGCACAACTAGCGAAAGAACTAGAACCCGGCCTTAACGCATTGTTTGGCTTGGAATATGACCGTTATGAAAACGAACATGCCGACATCTTCGATGAAGAAAGCTCAGACCGAGCATTCGAAGAGGAAGTTA